TTTTTAATAAATATTTTCAGATAAAAGATAAACTCGGAGAAAAAGAACATGGCGACTCCTCAATTATCTCCTGGTGTGTTAACCAGGGAGGTTGACTTAACAGTAGGAAGAGCTGAGAATGTATTAGATAACATTGGTGCGATTGCAGGACCATTTGCAATTGGACCAGTTGATGAGGCAACAGACATTTCTACAGAACAGGATCTCATCAATGTATTTGGTGAACCAAAGAACAATGATGCCCAGTATGAATACTGGATGGCTGCATCATCTTACCTCTCCTACGGAGGAGTCCTTAAGGTTGTAAGAACTGCTGGCACAAATCTAGCAAATGCTAATGCTGGAACTGACGAAGCAGCAGCGACAATGACTGGTAGTGGTAGAATCGACAATTATGACGATTATATCCAAAATCATTCAGAAGCAACAGACTTTACTTTTGCAGCAAAGAATCCTGGTTCTTGGGCAAACAATTTAAAGGTTTGTGTTATTGATGACGCAGCAGACCAAACACTTACTTTAGCATCTATTGGTGCTGCTACAGTTGGTATGGCGGTTACTAGTGTACTTGATGGTGTAGTAATTCCTGGTGCAGGTTCAACTTC